AATAATGGTGCAGGAGCTGGTGGGGGATTCTTTACAGGTGGGGGATTTGAATTATCTCCTAAATCTGGGCTTCTGCCATCGAAAGTTGATACTATTTCCAATTTACATAATTGCCCATTTCTAACATACCACTCACCAGGCAATCCACCAAATGAAAATTTAGCTAGAGAAATGTTGAATGATGATACACCTGAATAATTTATTGATGTTATATTATTACAATAATCTTTAAATAGATACCCTGAACAATTTAATTTATATTTTTGCCCTGAACTTGCCAATTCTGTATTACGAACATCCATTATGACATTCATGGATAATTCATCAAATTCCGCAATTTTATTTGTATTTGATGATGATAATAAATTCAATACTTCATCACGCCATTGTAATCCATATGCTGGCAATAAAATTCCGTAGTTAACAAGATTTTTGTAACATGCTGCTAATTCATTTTCAATACCTTTATCCAGATAAACATCACCTTGACCTCGTGGTGGAATACTATTTCCAGACAAGTTTGTTCCAGAATTTCTACCTAAATTCGAATCACCTGGTGTTACTATCGCCATATTATTAACTTATTTTAAAAATCTAATTTTATTTTTATCATTGCCTCATTCACGAAGCTCTTTTTAACCGGTTGTGATAACTTTGCAATTGCCACACATTCTTTCTTTGAATTATATAATCCAACTGATGTAATATATGTTCTAGGGTCATTCACCATCATTGGATGTGCTAAATCCCCTTCCGAGCCAGTTACAAATGACGGATTATTACTAAAATTGTAATGTTGATTCTTTACTCTACAGAAGAAATGCGTCGATTTAACTTTTTCTGCTCCTCTGCCTTGAAATCCTAGTGGGTCTCCGGAACCATCATTATATAATGCCGCCCCTGATATTGCAGTAAATAATTTATATGAATTGTCTCCATTAATTTCTCTACCAGTCACAGTTGCAAAAGATGCGGTTGCATCTAATTTATCAGCATTTAATACAATTACACCTAATCTTTTATATAACAATCCAAATATCTGAGGAGAAGATTGATTGTACACACCGTCCTCTATACTTCCAGAAACAATATTATATACTTCACCCGATGTTGTGATAGTTGCAGAATTTATAGATGAATCATCTATTAACCTTAATACTTTACCAGTTCCATTTACTTTTACATTGCTACCTGTATGTGCATTTGCTGGATGAGTAGCAATGAATTGTGACCCTGATAAATAAGCTAAATTAACTTCTATGTTGCCCTCATCAAGATATTCTCTCATTCGGGCTCTATTAACATTAATTACATATATTTGTTCAGTAGTTCTACCATCAATAGTGAAATATGTAGTGTTAGGTTCTAAACATAATTGTCTGTATTGCCCGTATATCGCTCTAGATGGGGTATCATTTATCTGTCCACCCTCGTCGGCACTACCTGAGCCTAATTTATGTCCATATGCAATGCTAAATTGAGCTTGTGAGGCGCAACTGTCAATTGAGGCACTATTATATATTTCGTAATAATATCGTTTTTGTGTAGATGTTTGTATTGATGATGTAAAGAAATCCGTTAAATTCCCATCATCGTTATTACTCCATAATGCTCTAGTAACAATCTCCTGTTGATTAGCTACGATATCATCGATTGAAAATTGTGTATATATTTGTCCAGAGCCAATTACCCCGCCAGGAGGTGTTGGTACTCTATCATTAGTATTATTACCAATATTTGGATCAACAGGTAATGGTCTATTGATAATTGGGGGTTGTAATACTGGTGGATTTGGCAATGGTGGAGGTAATACTGGTGTGTCGACTCTTGTTATTGGTGGGTCAACTGTCGGTGTACCACTCCCCATTGAATTATTATTTGGTAACCCAGAACCTGGGTCGATTCCCGATTTCTGTAATAAATATACATTTCTTCGGTCATCCAAAATATATAAATTTCCTCGACCATCTTGTAACGCAGGAACAGTTCTATCACCTGCAACTGCCTTATTAATTACCTGAAAATTTGTATAGGCATAATCTGCTGTCAATGATGTAGGAGATAGTATATAACCCAATTGTTGCAATTGAGATATAATACTTGCGTCTAAAAATATATTAGTATCATATCCAGACGGTCGACTATTCATTGATGACCCACCAGCAGTACCTTGAAAAAATGTTGCCATTCTGTAACTCTTTTATTTAACTTAAATTAAATTATGGAATACTAATCGGAGACCCACCAGTTAATGGTACGTTCGGCGTTGTATTCAATGTTTGTTGTTGCACAGTAATTGTAATTACAGTTGACCCACCAGTCTCATTACCAGTAATAGTTAAAGTGGTAGTTCTAGGTGCAGCTATTTGTCCTTTTGCTTTTACTCTAAATATTTTTCCAACTAGAGTAACCGCTTGACCAGCCTCCATATCTGATAACATTGGACTTCCAAGACTAGTTGTACCAACAGCAGCCTCTACGACTTCTAATGTACATACGTCCGAATCAGCTAGTACCGCAGTATAGCCATAAGTTGTATTTCCATCTGTATAATTAATTGTTTGCGGTTTAATTATATCTTGTTGACCAGTTGTTAATGTCAAACTATTATTTGATACGGCAACTACTGGAATCCTGACTGTTTTCTTCGGTAATGTCACTAATTTATATTTCATCACTTGTGTTTCATCTGGAACCGCCTCTGTAATTGGCATATTCTCAATGACAACTCCGTAATAAGCTGACCCTAATGGATGGTCCGAATTCCATAAACTATAATCTATTTCATCATCTGCTAATGCAAAATGAGTAATATTGAATTCGTTTTGCCCACGTGCTAAAAGCTCTCTACCCTTACGAGTAAGTATAGCATCGATTGTTATGCTGTTGGAATTGAGATACCCCATATATTATTTGCCTTTTTTATGTTTATTTAAAATATTATTTTGTTGTCTTTGGTTATTCTTATTCTTACAATTTCGCATCCTAACAACTCCTTTATTCTATTTTCTCTAACCAAGTGATGCTCTTCTAAAACATCCCTATCAAATTTATTATGCTCATCAAATTCTACCCATAAATTTAATTCTGGTGAATATGCATCTGCATAATAACTTCTCTTACATTCAGAATCATAAATTCTATATTCACCAGTTTTAGATTTGGCATGAATGAAAGTTGTATTATATTTAGCATTCAACACATCTTCTATAAAAGGTATTGTTGCTACATTATACGATGGAACAAATTTGTCTAATTGACCCAATCTTTCCATTTCCAATTTTCTTGCATCAGACCTTTTTTTCAACCAAGAATCTATTTCTTCTTGTGGCTTATTCCATTGACCATGCTTTATTTTTTGGCCAAGAATTTTTCTGTCTTCATCACTCATATTAGCATGATGCTGTTTCATTCTAATACGTTGATCATTCCTAATTCTCTCAACAACTGTTGGATCCATTTTCTTATTCTTTGCAGCAACTGACATTTTAAGTCTACTTTCATCACTGAAAGTTTTACCTAACACTCTACAGTGAGAACATTTAATAACTCGCTTACCACTTAACTGTGCTCGTACAGCCCTAAAATAAGTATCAAATCTAATATAATTTATTTCACCAGTATCACAGCAATCACATTGAATTTTCCATGCTTCTGGTCTATCAATTAAATCATAGTATTCACCACACCTAACTTTCCTAGACTCTTCATGCCTATTTTTTATTTTTTCATTTGGCCTACCACGTTTTGCAGCTGAATTTTTTTCTACTGCATCACTAGTTTCCTTTGTTAATCCTTTATTCCAAGGAATTGTACCTTTTCTTGCCATTCTTATTTTAAACTTGTATTTGTGTATATAAATATAGAATATTCAAAAAATAATTATTCTATTCTTAAATTTCCATTACTGTCTCTATTATTATTTAATAGTATATTGGGGTTAACTTCTCTAATTTCTACAACTGGACCACCATCAATGGTATTAGGTGAATCTATATTTATGCCAGCTCCTACTAACTTAGACCCCACAAATCTTGCTCTATTGTATGATGAACATTCATCTATTTGATAATAATGAGTTTCAGTTTTTGACCCCATTGCTAAATTACTTTGTTCATATGCTTTACGATACCATTGTTCTTGATATTTTGTTCTATATGGGTACAATTCAAATGAATAGACAAGACCTGGGAATGGGTCGACTCCTATTCCAAAACGACTATATTCATATGATGCTGTGAAATAATATTCCAAGTAGTTTACCCATTTGTTATTACTATATGAACCAGTAATAACATTTTGACTATCATACATTGTAACAGAACCTGTACCTGAATTTCCTTCAATATTAACAAAAACTGGAAATGAATTATTACTTCCACCTGGAATTGGTTCAAATAAAATTCTACATATATATTTTTCACCGACAGTTAATAAAATCGGTGTATTAGGATCAGTATAAAATCCATCGTCGACATATACACCCCAACGTAATTTTTCTTTGGCGATATTAGAATATTCATTAATTTGTGTCGTTGTGTTTTTCACAATACTAGCCGAATATATTTCAAATTTACTTAAATCGTATAAATCAGCATATGGTATTAGAGATTCCTTAATATTATACGATTCATATAGATATGTTTTTTTCTTATATCTACAATCCGGTCGCATAATATCAATAATACTATGTGTACATCCGACAGACCCAGAATAAGGGTCAATTACTTGTATAGTATCATAATAATCAATTGTATTAATTACTGCCGATGTTGATACTTCCCACGGATAATTCACACTACCTGTCTGGTAATTATATGTATATTCAACATTCTCATTTAATAATACACTTCCAGATTGGTACGAATTATTAATTTCAGTATTGAATGGCGGCGGTATGCTACCTGTTTGATAATTATAATTAATTTCAGTTGACCCGGTAATTGGGATAGAGTCATTTAAATCTACATATTCTCCTGAACCACTAGACATATTTAAATTAATATAATCTTCATGGTATAAATTCTCAATAGTTGGGCGTCTAGTTACTTGAACCTTTGACCGTTCCAATACAGTTGGCTCTACCAATATACCTGTAATTAAATCCGCTCTTCCTGGCGCTAATTGTTTAGTCTGCTCAAAGAATGTATAATCATATAAACTCAGTAAACGGATAAATGAATTTAAATTATTTATCTGTTGGTATTTCTGCCAATATTCATTTGATTTATTTTTAAATGTAGAATATTCACCCTCAAATTCATCTGCTGGGCTACCAACCCAACTATCAATTTCCCCCAACCCCATGTGATTTGCAATATCTCTATTAACTTGGTCTGCCAATGAGAATACGATAGCTAAACGGTTCGAATCAAAACCACTCCTATCATAATACGATTCTTCCGACCGATGTGTAGGCGACAAATCATATTTCAATTGACTACTTTCCAACCTAATTTTATCAGACATAACAGTATGACCAGCTAAACTAGGAACTGAAATATAATACGTTTCATTAATTGAATCATACCATTCAGTTTGCCCTGAAGGTGGTGGTCCGCCATATGATACCTGTGCTAAAGAAGTATGGATATTACGATTCGGGTGTGATGAACTTATGTGAGTAACTATTGTATGGTCATATCGTTGTGTATCACCGCCTAATGGGTGATATCTCAATAATGAATAATATGACCCAGATATCGAATCTGTGTGATATGCACTTGGATTGAGCACATGTTCATAAAAAGTTTCCAATGAATATTCAGTCCAATATTGTTTGAATTCCTGAATATTATGTTCAAACCAACCATCCCATCCCACTATGTTACCAGTTGCACTTCCAGTAACATTAATGCCGGTACCTTCAACATAATCAGATTCGATTCCGAACATACTATATGAACTCCCCGAATTCGGCGTAGTAGTAAGTCCTGGATATGCTACTTCAAAAGATGCTGAATGAGAAATTCTACCATATAAACAGTCTGAAACTCTAGCAATATCCAATTTAATTGGGGTATTTGAACCACTTAATGAATTTCTGGTAATCCTAACAGTCCATAAATCACCATCAAATAGTGGTAAGTAATCCGAATAATTATAGTCATATGAATTGATACCATTTTGAAATGTCTCCAGAACGATTCTACCATAATAATTACTTCCAGATATTATATCATTTGATTGTTGTATAGATGAACTTACACTAGAATGATGTAATGAAATAGCATAAGCTGCGTATTCTGTCCCTGAATTCTCATATGTGTAATATAATCCCAACATATCAGATGAGGTAAATTCTGTACTAAATCTAAATTCAGTAGTAATAGGACCAGAAGTTCCAATTATATTTTGTACGCCGCCACAATAAGCTCCAGTTCCCACTCCAAATTCTGAAATTGGATGTGTATCCAATGGAATTTGTATCATAGAATTATGCCCTCTCGTTAATTTGAAAGTATAAGCATATCTATTTTCAGCCATTAACGGCCTGTCTATATTTAACCCAGGCCCACCATATTCTTTAATCGATAATAAAGTTTGAGGTATTCCATATATCGACATTAATGCCTTAACACTTCTATCAGTCCCCTTTGTTTTTAATAAATATGGTAAATTATTTACAGTACGTTTCCAAATTTGGTGAGTTTGTGCTTCATGTGCTAATACGGGCATGTTACTTGAAGTAAACATTGACCCTGAATGCGTTGTACCGAGTTTATATAACCATAAACTTGATAATTGTCTGGCATCTTGTAATTCCCATCCAAAACTCTTTGCGATATATTCTAATAAATCGTTAGACGCCCCTACTTCTGGGTGTTCATCTCTTTCGTGTATTTGAGTTAATGCCTTGGTATATGAATACAAAGTATCGAAATGTTCCCCGACCATGTTAACAAATGTGACATAATCCGAATTGTCTTCAGTCATTAACAAATGTTCTGGTATAGACCACCACAACGAATTATAATTACGTTCGTCGAATAAAGATGCTGAATAATAATTAGTTTCGTACCAATTTTGTGCCAATGAAGATGTTGTACTGTATAATACAACTTTATTGTCATTAATATATTTTGGATATGGAGTTAGTGACCCTGATATTCCATGAGTAAATATAGATGACGTACTATGATTATATAACCAAGATTCAAATGGCGATAGTGAAGATACTATCTTATCAACACGATTAACATTCAATTGAATATTCGACGTCAATATATTTGTGGTTGAAGCTGTCGTCTCAGTTAATAATTTGTTTTCATATCGATATTTTTCAATTTGCTCTAATTTTGTTTTAAAATTTTCTATGCGGCTGGATGCCCGGCTATAGAATACGAAATTAGAATAATCACTGTAATCAATATTAATATGAGCCATACTGCCTGACAACAATGAATCCAATATTTTATTTGTTGTCGGTAAATCCGAATCTAATAAATCATTCCAAGATTGATATGTTGTAGATTTTGAAGCATACCCATCGGCATCAATTCTAAAATTAGGCCCTTTTAAGGTGTTTGTAGGTGCTGAAACTATTTCCGATGTTAATAGTATAGTATCTACATAAGAATCCATTAAATCAACGGAAAACCATGATTTTCGAGATAATTCAATGTCATTTGAAAGTTGGTTGTATAACTTAACATATATAACATTGGACTCAACTGAATCGAATTTAATATTAATAATTTTGTTAACATTATTTTCGCCAAAATTAATACATAAATTGTTAAGTAAGTCAACCGAACTCAAATTAATACATAAATTGTTAAGTAAGTCAACCGAACTCAACTGTTTTACATATTCTTTGAAATTACTCAGTTTATCAATATTAGTATTGGTAACTACTAATTTTAATTCTGTTCTATCTGGAGATATTTCTTTTAAAACTAATGGCCAATTAATATTAGCAACGTCTGCCCTATCAGGACGCCCTAAAACTGGATACAGTAAATTGAATACTAATTTATACGACCCTCGAGTAATATTCGCCATAGCAAACACTTCTCTAATATCAAAGAATATATTCTTCGTAGACGTATCAATGTATAACTTAGAATTGATAGCGGAACCTAAATAGTCACCGTCAACTGTAAATACATGTAATTCACTAACTAAATTATCTTGGATAGATGTTAGTGAATTAATAGTAGGAATTAATTTATCATGGTGTAAATTAGAATAATCTACATCAGTATATATTTGCCCATATTGTGGTATATTTAAACTAAGAATTGATTGTTTATTTATAAATCGATTCATATTAACTCTTTAGGTTTTTTTATCTAATTCTGCCTTCTTAGCATCCGCTTCTGCTTTTGCTGCTTCGGCTTCTGCTTGTGCTGCGTTTGCTTGGGCTATCGCCGCCTCCGCTGCCATTTTATCACTTTGTGATTGAGCTTGTGCTGCTGCTGCCGCGGCTTCCGCTGCTTGAGCTTGAGCTTGTGCGGCTTCACTAGCTGCTTTATTAGCATCGGCTTCTGCCTTTACTGCTGCAATATTTTTATCAGCTTCTGCGGCTGCCGCTCCTGCTATTGCTCCTGCTGATGCTGCTGCCCCCTTTAAATCTAGATAATTTGAAAAATCTAATAAACTAGAAACACTAGGAGACCAGGAAGATGAATTATCCGGAATTTCAACTGGAGTATCTGTCATTAAATCCTGACATTGTGATTGTTCCAATACTCTTATACTTTGGTAAGTCATACCTCTTTCATTTAACATAACTTCTAAAGTTTGATAGTTTGGAATTTTTTGTGGAACTCCATCTGTCATTATAAAATAAGTATAATCTTTTAATTGTTTAATCCCTTCTCCGGCACATCTAAATATGATACCATCCACTAACGAAAATGGTGCAGGTTGACCATCTAATGGATTGTCATCTGTAAAATATGAAAAAGAAAAATCAATAAATTCTCTAATACTTGTATCTGTAATAATAATTTTTTCAGGTATCATATTCAACAATACTGAAGCTTTACTAACCGGAACAATATATGCTGATTTATAATTTCTAGTCGATAATCGATTGACTAATGGCGTCTCTGCTATTATTTCTTCTGTTGTCTTGTTAACATAAGTTTCATTTTCAGATGGAATTGTTAATTGTGCTAATTTAATACCACTAACCTCAATTGGATTGACATAATCAACTGTTCCGCCATTTATATTTATTTGATACATAATTAAATTATCTGTTAATTCTAAAGAAAAATCCGTTATCGATAATAATATCTTCAAATTCAGTTGATACCTTGAATTGTAAACGATAATACCTCTCTGGAAGAAAATTACTAAAATCTAAATCAATAAAATGTCCCTGTTCATCTGTGTTGATTTTAGTTCCGATAGTGTCATATGGTATAAACTCCTGTTCAGTTTCATGGTCTATTATTTTGAAATAAGTAGTTTCCGGTAATAATTTATCTTGTAAATATACACTCGATGTTGCATATGTTTTTACTGGATATCTATCTCTTGCATGAATCCTCAATCTAGTTTTTTCACTTGCATTGTAATCTCTCAAGTTTGAAATATATAATATAAAATTACCATTGATTGGCGTTGTACTACTTGAATATGAGCTAGTATATTCTGGGTTGTTTGTATATATTTCTAATTTCGGTAAATATATAGTGTGTGTATCTTTACTAAAAAATTTAATAGACCCATATATTTCAGAATTTGATTCGGCATCATTTGTATGTTTTAATATAAACCCATGATTTTCAATTGTCCCACTAACCCATAATCTAACGATATCAGTGACATCCATACGTATATCAGCCGATTCGTAATCAAATGATTGTGTTGCTATATATGTGTCATTCCAAGAGCCTCCACCTGTTATTGAAGTCCAAAATGATGCCGATGCTAATGACCACATGTCATTTGTTAATAAACTACTCTTATATTTCCAACTTACCCCATTTGTAATTTGTGGATAGTCGTTGTAATTACCATTTCCATTTGACCAAGATTCGATTAATGGATGAGCAATTATTGTATAATTGATTGGCAATGATGTTGCTTCGGTTGATATCAATCTAAGATAACATTTATCAATATCAATATTTGTCGGTATTGGAAATTTTAATAATATTCTCGAATTATATGTCGTTTCCCATTGTGTGAAAATAGAATCGATATCTGGGGCATACTCACCTTCGGCATGTTTCGTCAATTCTAAAATTTGATCGATGCCTGTATTTCTTTCTGGATATTTTTCATATATCGTAGAATCTTGTGTTGGGTATAATATTTTAAACATTTATTCCTCTTTATATTAAATATCTATTACTCTTCCTCTAATATCTTGTGTTGGGTATTTTACTTCAAAAATACAAGCATCCATGGATGGATATATCACACCATTTCTTTTAGCGGTTTCTATATCATAAATGTTACCTGAATACCCTTTATTCTTATCATAATAATTAATGATATCTACTTTATGAACTGTTTGTACACCATCAATTTTATCTAATTCAGTATATATCGAACTTAATATAATCGGTGCACCAATCTCCATTTTTTCGGGTGCAAATAACTCTCTTAAACGGTTAACAGCTTTAAGAATTACTTCATAACTATTATATGAAGGTCGGGTTACTATTTCAAATTCAATGCCAATATTAATAATATAAGGGTCTTTTAAATTAATAGAATCAGTCATTAATCTATATTGACGTAGGTATTGGCGTAAATTCTCTTTAATTGCTTCATTTGTAGGTACAAAATTTTTATTGACATCATATGAAAGTGTATAGAGGTTTAAACTAAATGGGTTAGGTAGCTGCTCAGTATCATTCCAATTTGATATTTGTGTGTCTTGTTCAACATATGCCTTGGCAATTGACCCATATTTTGCCGGTAATGTATAACAACGTAAAATATAATCATCTTTTGTTACCGCTCTGTTTTGAGCTGCAAAATTAGCCATAGCTTCTTCTCTAATAACATCTAATGGAATTTTATTTGAGCCTCCATATGCAGCATATGGGTTATTACAAGTAACTGAATTTTTTACTGAATCTAATACAGACTCATTAACTGTATCATATAAATTTTCAATTATAATTTGGTCAATATTAGTTAATGAATCAGATTTAACATTATCACGTAATCCATTTGATAATGTATATGTTATTGTTAATGTGGTATCTGATGGTGCTCTACCGTATGTTTTAGTATATAAAAAATTCATAGGGTCTATACTAATATCATCCGCTCTTCTAAAATAATCCAATCCAATTGCTACATTATATGGATTTGGTACTATTTCTTCATCAGCCTCACCACTCAATCCTGCCCCAAATTGTATTTCTGTCTTATCATCTTTTCGTAATCGAGTGACAAAACGTTTTTCTGTTTGTTTATAACACAGCAAATAAGGTACCGCCGTCCTATATTGGGATAATACTGGGTCATTGTATGGAATGTTCCTAACAGATATTGGAACTAAATCTTGTGCTAGATATGGAACTTCATACCATATATCATTATCCGCATCAACAACAGAAATTATTTCTGATATATTTTCATCTGGTAATACTATTTTATCATATATTTTAGCATCAGTAAATGAATATTCGTGTGTTACTAATCGCCCTGCTACTGCCTTTACTGTTTTTTTTAATAAATAATATTCAATTGACCCATCATTATTGACACTATATACAGTCACTTCGGTTGGGTCAAAACTAGATGAATATCTAAAATCGAGTGGATTGGTTGTGTGAAAAGCTACGCCGTCTTTAGTAGATACTTGCATGTTTTCTTTAATTGTTAATGCGTAGTTAAAGTCTGGAATAGTATTATCCCCTTCTCCTAAGCTGGGCAATAATTGATACACATCTAAATCAACTTGTGAAGGAGTAATAGTTTTTGGTTTATACCCCAATCCCTGGGCTAAATTATATAAATTTATCTTCTCATTAACAGTATATAAAAATGATTCTTGTAATTGTATATCATTATAATAAGATAATACATCACCCACCATAGCCGCCATTTCTATAAACATCATTCCAATCGAAGATTCATTGAAATCGGCATATGTATTTGGAAAATAATTCTTGGCGTGATTAATTAATAAATTACGTAATTCTCCAAAATCTTTATTCGAATATTTTATTTCTCTATTTGTCATAATGTTATTAAGTTATATTATAATGAATTACACCTGATGGGTCTCCAAAAAATGATAATTCTTTGTTTGCACCAAATTCTGTCACTGAAAATACAATATTCAATTTTAAAAAATGGTTATCAATATCCGATGTATTACTTTCGTTTGTAACATTAATTTGATGGTTGAAAATATATGGCAACCACATCTCACATTGGGCATTAATTGAATCAGTTAAATCTGTTTGAATTAATGTAGTATTTTGTTCAAACAAATACAGATATAACCCTACTCCAAAATCGGGGTGCATGAACCTTTCTCCAGGGTTAGTCAATAATAAATTAATATAATTGCTAACGGCCTGCTCTTCGGTTGTATATGACATATTAAATAATAATGCCCGATTGTCTTTTTCAGAAGTATTAATTGGAATCTTTATACCAAGTGTACCATTTGTCTTATTATAATCGGTATTGTATAATTTTATCATTATTAATTCCCACGCATTCTATTACCTGATTCTTCTATTTTTTTCAATGTCTGTGAATAATCAGTATTCATGAAAGAATCAAGTTCATCATAACTCTTATTTACTGGAGGCATGTCCATTTCGTCATATATATCCGGTATAGTTGGACCCCCTTTAACCATTTCTTTTAAAAATTCAATTGAATTTAAAGAATATGTTTGATTTACCGATTCTGTTGGTTTTGGTGTAGTAATATTATGTTCTCTTAATGGCTTATTTACTTTCTGAGAAGCTTTTATCTCTGTTAATAAGTCGTTTTTAAGTTTTTTAACTTCAACTTGAATAACTTTCTGAATAATTTTTGCTAAATTTTGTAAATCTTTTTTATCCATAATAATATATTTTATTATAAATATAGTAATTATGGCATTTTAAATTTCTGAGGGAATGTTGTTTTGTGAAGTGTGGTTACTTCTCCCATATTAGTAGCAGTTAATGTAGGCCCCATTGAAGTGGAAAATTGTTTTTGTCCAGTTGCCCAATTGAACATCTCCTTACACATATCATTAATATAATCCATTAAGTCATCTAAATCAACTTTATGTCTATCAGATTGAAATAATACTTTTTTACCAGTAGTCACAGTTTCAACCGCTGATATTAAGAAGGCCTTATCTTTCTTAGCATTGATAACTACTCTATCCGAATCAAGTATTATTTGTGGGCCACCAGACCAATTTGGTATTTTAACAGCATCTTTATTTTTAGTAAACCCAATTTTCAATTTTGTAATTTTCTGTTTAGTAGTTAAATATATGGACGAATCATCTTTTGAAGCATCTTCAATTGTATATGAATTGAAATAAGATGTTGAATCAGTTGGTCGTTTAAAAGACCCATTCGAATCTTTTACTCGTAATATCATTAATGGGTCATTATTGCTTCCACCTTCCCAACTAGGCTGTTTATCATATATCCCAGTACCCGGGGAATTTACTGTCTTAACAGTTCTACCAAATCGGATAGATTGTCCTAATCTACCTTCCCAGATATCATCCCCTTCAAATGGCTGTAAATTATCTACTTTTTCTGGTGCTGTTGGAAATGTATAACCAACATCTTTCGAATCAGCTAATTTTCCACCTGTATTCTTTGCTGTTCCTGTTCCTCCTGCTTGTCTTTTCCACAATTGTGGTAATTGATGTAGTACTAAATCATCTGTTGCATTATAAGGTGTAAAATATAAGAAATGTGAATCCTTGTTATTTTGTGATGAGTGGTCGTGAACTGGGGCAGATGCTATTATCACCTGTTCTCCAATTAGAGGCAGTCTTCTATTGAATATTAATGGTCTAGCATAGATATTTCTAACCTGTCCTAATAAAGTTGAATGTGAACCCAATCTAACTAAAATAGACCCTAACGGTAATACATTACCATTAGAGTCTTTTTGCCCTTTTTTATATGCTGTTTTTGTTTCAATTACTTCTCCAACTTGAAACATATTACCCTACCTTTCTAACTGTTAAATGTTTTGCGTTTGCGAGTAATTCATTTTTTTCTTCATCACTTAACAATGAAACTGGTTCATTGGCTGTTTTGCCAGTTTCTTTAGTAAATCTTTGAACAACATTAGCAATTTTCAATAATGCGTCATCATTTTTTACGCCAACATCAAAATAATTAGATAATAATGGTATTAATAATGCGGCAGTATTTGCATCACTTATATAACTCGTAATTTGAGTAATTAAACTGGAAATTTTACTATCTTTTGAATTACTTTTATCATATGCTTCTTTAAGAATATCGGCAATCGTCTTACCTTTAAAAACATTAATGTCATTAAAACTCTTGGCCATACATTTCTCCTCGTTCTTTAATTTGGTATTCCTTAAATTCTTTTTTGAATAACGCCCCAATAACATTTGTAACATTTGTAATTTGGTATGTTTCAACGCTGGAACGTTCTCTTATATAAATATATAGTACCTTTTTGTTGAATATATCAATATCCGAGGCATTTCTCATTAATTCTAGAACAGAATCGGCAACTCGTATTTCTTTGGGTGTATTAAATATATTATATATTCGATTAGCCATTGAATCACAAAATATCTGTATAAATTCTTGTAAATCAGTTCGATAACTATGTGTAGAAATCTCTACAGGTATATTTCTTTTGCCATCAACTACATCCAATCCATCTCTTTGATTTTTTTCAGCCGTAACTTGATTGGATTTAATTATACAAAAGTTTCTACATATTATTGTAAAATATGAAAATGCTCTGCCCTTTTCTGGGTTATATTTTGGCATCTGAACATACATCTCGGATACAGCATCGGTTTGTAAATCTACATAACATGTTTCATAATTATGAAATTTCCATGTATTTATCACATTTTCAGCTAATTTTGCAAATGCTGGATGTATGATATTTTTATATAAATAATTTAATTCTCTAAAATGATTTCCATCTGATGTGTGTAAAGAATTATATCTTATGATAGCATCTTGTACATCTTTTCCAAAATATATTTTACTTTTCTTTTTTCTCGGTTTCGAGTTCGATTTTAATGCCATCAATATAATCTTTTAATTCTGTTAATAATGTGTTTAACGCTTTAAATGTGAATCCAACCTCATCATCGTGACTAAAAGCTCCTTTTTTATCTATTTTTTGCATATTCAAGTATGCGTGAGCGATAATATCCATAATATGATTAAAGAAATTATAATTCTCACTCATATTAAATTCTGTTGTATTGATTATATTCTCTAGATTAATCTGTCGCCTATATTGGATTATGTTGGCAAACATTGATACAACCAACAATAATATTAAAATAATGTAATACATAATTTATTTATGATTTGAATAATGTGTTAAAATCTGCTGCTAAATTCCCCATGACATCTTTAACTTTCTCTTGTTTTTTATTTTGTGTTAGAACTTGCGTAGCAGCTAATTCAGCTTCAATTGGATTTAAATTTAATTGTCTGTTAGCTTTATTCCATCTTTCAAATTCAAATCTAGCTGCCATCATATCGGCGTCGTGAATAATGAAAATTAAATTAGTCCGTATTTTATTTTTAAGTGAAAATGATGATAGATAAGGATGATTTGCATCATCATACATCCCGTCATGAATTTTAATTCCTAACCACTCATTGTGTGAACATGTAATATTAAATGATTGCAATAGATACAGCGACCTGTCTTGTATTGCCATATTAGGAATTTGACTATTTACTTCATAAACTTTCCCTTGATTTTTAATATGCCAATCCGATTTATTGGGAGTGTAACATTCTTTACCATCACCCGGATGTCCTAGTTTACCCAAATCATGGTGCATAGCTACAAATAACAATTCTTCTTTAGTAAAATTTGAAATATCTAACCCCATATTCTCCCACAACTGTAATGTAGTAATTGAGAAGTTCATTACCCGTAATATATGGTCTATGTATCCACCCGGAATTGCATTGTGAAAATAATCGGTACTTGATGCGGGTGCAAACATAACCCGGTCTTCACCAAATGATGAATACATATTTTTAATTGCCTCAGCTCTAGTTGGAAAGCATTTATCAATTCTGTCTAAAAATTTCGTATAATTGCTATGAATTACTTCTGCGTCTAACATTGTATTAATTTAATATTTGGTAATTTATTTAATCTATAATTGTTAATTTCATCTTTTAATGAATAGTTTTCATTCCATTGACATTCATCATAAAATTTAGTTAATATATGTTTTTCTGTCCATTTGCCTTGCCTATCTGCCATTTCATCTTCAGTTTTCTGTATATATTGCGTCATATAAGATTCAATAAATTCGTCGATTTCTGCTGATATTATTACATCACATGGCATAAATAAAATAGCTAATTCATGTTCGTTCATCAATCCACGCAAATATATTTTAACATCAACTTTACCATCTAATTGTTGAATGTAATTTCGTAATATTTTTAATCTATCACATACTTTATCATACAAATGATTTTCAGTTGTAATTTCTTTTGGAGAATTTAAAATAAAATACAATTCAATGAATAATTTATTACCTTCATATTCAACAGAATGCTGTTTGTCAGTTATCTCTTCCCTCATTCTGGAAATTATACCAAACAAATCGATATCCAATATAGATTTTAAATATATAGTCATATAACAATATACAAAAAATAATTCAATTATCCAAATTTTATCGTTTATTTATTTGATAAAATTTTATTTATATTCTGGTGTGACATTTGCTTTATTTGTTCTTTAGTTAGTAGTCTAGAATTGTTTATTTCGTTATTTTCAACGCCTGTATTAGGTTTTTTTACTTTGGGTGATGTATTTGTACTATTTGTTATTTTAGTTTGTTTAGATTTGTTTATTGACGTACTTTTATCTTGTAGTATTTTCTCAAATTTCCCAATAGAATCTTCTTTATATGAAATTTCTTCTGGTGTAACATCTTCTTCTATAATTTCATTTGCAGGAGCTGGAATTGAATAATCAACGTTGTTAAGAATTATTTTGTTTTTAGTTACAATGAAATTGTATATTGTAAGCATCGCCAGTGCCAATGGGTCAAATACAAATATTATTAAAAATAAAAAATAATTTAATATTCTAGCCATCTCGATTCCAGTTAACTGACTAATATATTTCAATGAACTACGTTCTCGATTCCAGTTAACTGACTAATATATTTCAATGAACTAAGTTCGTGAGCCCCTGAATTAGACGTTAATAAATTACTTTTTTCAAATTCATACTTAACAATACTATCATTGATACCATCAATTTTATTTGAAATTTTATCACGCAATCTAATAGCATCTTTGTAATGTACATCGATGTTAACATCCCCTTTAAGGTCCAAACGTAGTTGGGTTATATTATTTGTTATTTCTGAATATTCTTTTGTTAAATCTGTTTGAATTGTATTCAATCTATCTAACTTAGAATCTAAATTATTACTAATTTTAGTTGAATTGGAATCTGCAATAATAGTATCTTGATATGCGGATGATAAAAATCCATATATTCCAGCTGAAGTAATTAACATTAATATTATAATCGCTGAAATTAAATAAGCCTTCAAAAAATTATTTAAGGTATTCCAATAACGATGGATGCTGGTTGTTATTATTATTTTAGCTATCTCCAGTACAATTCCTAAAATAGCTACTTCTAAGACAGCTCCTGCAAAGAGTCTAGTCAAACCTATCACTGAATAATAGCCTGATGTGAAACTTATAAGCAATGCTGTTAATAATATTAATATTGGAAATATTTTAGACATGATTAACCTGTATTGTTATTTGCTAACTTTATAAGTAATTAAAATTATCACGGAGTGATAATGTTTTATGGATTTGAATAATTTTATAAATCTGTATATTAAAATATTAATTAAAAATAATAAATAAAATAATATTAATTAAAAATAATAAATAAAATAATATTAATTAAAAAATATAATTAAATAATTTGCAATAGTAATTAGTTATGAAGTTAGTTAAAATTTTTCACATTTCCAAGCATTTTTAAAATTATTTTTCAAATTAAATTGTTAAAGTTTTGTTAACAAAAAAATACCTGACTTAAACATTTATAAATCAGGTATTTATTAATTCCAACAATATAAGAAAAATAATTTACAATAACAAATTTAATCTATATTTTTTTTCCAGAATTTCAATTATACTTAATAAAGTTTCATAGATTCTATCTATTTCATTAAAATTTACAGTAAATTGATAATCTGAAATTTTTATTTCATAAACTGATTGTTTAGTTGCACATAATAAATTTTCAGTATAGAATTTTAATTTATTAATTTGTTCTAAATTTAATTTTATATTTTTATCAGATATTTGAAATTCTCCGACTGGAGCTAAATGATTATTCTGATAATTAAATTTACTGTAATTTGGATTAAAATTAAAATCAATTGTTGAGTAATATCTACCCAACTTATTTAATTTATCAGAATTAAATGCAAACGTTTGATTTACGCTCATGGTTAAAGTTTTAAGAATTAATTAAAATTTTCTTTTGATATGATTATCTTATATGTAGATATATTATAAGTCTTGTCTATGACATAGGGCAATTGAAATTGATTTAATAAACTAATAATTTCAGACATATTAAATCCTATAATACCAGGTTCTTCTTGTGTGTCATCTAGGATAGTTAATACAATTCCATAATTTGATATACCTAATGCTTTAAATATAACATTTGATAAATAATCATTTTTATTGATTGTATATGAATCATAATTATTATTGAATGTATAATTTAATATACATATATCATGAGTTCCAGAATAATTTAATATGTTATCCCGAATTAAATTGAATTTATCGAACTCTTTAAATTTATGAATTCCTACATCAATTAATAACGGATTTAAATCAATTCCAGTATATTCTATATCTGGATTAATAACCTTTTTAATATACGACCCGTAATCCCCACGTCCACAACCAATATCTAATACTGATGTGATGTTATAGCTAAATATATCAGTTGATATATACCTATACAATCCTTCTTGAAATTCTAACGAAGGATACCCAACTGTTTGAGGTAAATTAATTACATATTCTGGATAGTCTGTTTTTATTTCTTCAACTACTTTAGGAATATCAGTAATTAATAAATCTTTTTTTCTTTTAGAAAATTTCATACTTACATTTAATAATAAATATGAAATTCTCCAAAAGTTTTTTTAATTTAATTACTCCGTAGATTGTAATCTGCTGAACTTGTTAGATTCGTTTTAACCTCGGAATTTCTCAAAACTGATGTAGCGGCTGAATCAATATATGTTGTATCAGTTGCATCATCGACACATACATTTGGGATAATAAATCCCGATTCTAATTTAACATTGTAAACTCGGCGTCGATTCATAATTGATTTAGATACGATGACTCCGATTTTACGAATTCCTTTTGTTTTAATTGCTACCAACAACCCATCTGCAAAACTAAGTTTAGCCATTAATTGATTTTTTATTTATGTAAATTATTATGTAAATTATCTAATCTAGATGCTTGAATTTCAATGTGTGCCAATTCTTGATCAGTAAATTCTTTACGTTTTTCAAAATACAACATTAATATTCCAGTCCACGAACCTTTAGTGTATATTTTAATGTTAACTATTGTTTCTATGTTTAATAATTTATGATAATCAGATAATACATCTGAATATTCTGATTCATGTGTAATTACGATTCGTGAATCTGTAGCTTTTAATTTTCGGATATTTCTACCGAATGTGTCTATTGGTATTTTTTGACTTTCAGATTTAATTGATTTTAATAATTTACCTGTTGAGTCGACTCCTAATATTTCAACCATCATTGATAACTTTAAAATACTATGACCTGAAATAGTACGATCACCATTTTCAGCATCCCAATACCCAATCATTTGAGGGGAATATTTCTCAAATAATGGACTTATAATGGGGTCAGCCTTCTCTTCAATTGAAGGTAAATAAAGGTCTTTTGAATTTTTTCTAGCAATATAACTTTTATACCACTCTAATATTACTGGAGCGATTAGTACCGCCAATAAAGTCTCCAACCAATGTAATATACCATCTACATTCATAATTACGTCTCTATTAATGTGTAATTTTATAAATTAATTAACATATCAACCAACAATGGTTGTGGACACACATCCGTCTTATCTGCTCGAACATTTGTGTGACTTAAAATACCACTAACTTTACCAGCAGCACATTCTCTTGAATAACTAAAAGCATTGTTAATTCCTAATGTATTAATTCTATTAACTAATCCATTTTTTTTATTGATGTTATATTTAACACACAATGCTCCTAATAAATATTTTAAGGATTCCATCTGTTTTTCCGAATATTTATGCCAATGTGTGTAACCATTGAATGGTGTATTTAACTCGACAACATATTTCGAATCTACAACTGTACCTGTATATGTAAGGAATTTTCCATTTTTTTGAATTAAATAACCAAAGTTACATAATTCAATTCCAATAGAATGTTTGTGCATTTCCTGATTGACTCCTTGATTAGTTCCACCGAGATGATACGCCCAGCCATTATCTGGCATACATTTAATAATCATACCATCGTATTGTGAATCATTGGATGATAAATTAATACCACCAATCACGTAACGAGTACCAATACGTCCTCGCGTATCATTATTCCAGTCTTTAACAGTTGCTATTGGATTATTCCATCCAGAAGTGTGGTGGATGAAAATGTAAGGTATTGTTGTGTTTTTGTCCGTATAAGTTAGAAATTCATCTTTATCTAACATATATTCTTTTACTGTTGGGTTCATGTGTACCTCCATTAAATCAGTAGTAAATTCCACTGACTTATCACTATATATAGTAGGTTTAGTTGAAATAATATTTGGACTTTTTTCAAAAAATACAGATTTTGTTAATTCATCTAATAATCCAGTCGGTGGTAAATTATTTTTCCATTGAAAATTCTTAATTGCCGACATAGTTAAGAAATCCAGTTTACCAGTTATCTCAACATTAAACGTTTCTTGTATGAGTTTAATATCGTTTTCCATTTTATTTAAATTTCTACAAAGATATGTGTAATTAATTCAGAAAAACAAATTTAATTCTTTAAAAAATAATTTTAAATTAATTTGGATTACAATAACAATAATACTATCTTTGTAGAAATTTAAAAATACAACATGTTAAAAGAAAATATTACAGCTGTAATAGTAAGTTATTACCGACCAAAAAGGTTAAAGCGTTGTATAGAATCATTACATGAATTGGAAAATATTCTAGTATATGACAATAATACAACTGGGCAAGATTTGGATGATATTAAACAACTATCTTACCTAAATACTAATTTCATATTTAATACAGAAAATTTTGGATTAACTAAAGCATGGAATACAGGTATAATTGAATCAAAAACTGATTGGGTGTTATTAACTTGTGATGATATGATTTTTGATGATGATTGGCTTAATGTCGCAAATTCAATTATAAATGATAATCCTAGGTTAGAACAAATTCATTTAAATGCCTGGAATGCTATTTTAATACATAAAAAGAGTATAGTTAGAATGGGGTGGTGGGATGAAAGATATCGTTTTTATCCATCAATGGAAGATGATGACTGGTATTTGAGAACAGTTGAATTGCTAGGATATTCACCATATGGGACATATAATCCAATGTATAAATTTAGTCAACCATATATAAATGCGTTACAACCATTTATTTCGGCAAAAGAAGAATTATTTAATAATAAATCGAATATTACTTATTACTGTAATAGTGAATTTTCTAAATATAAAATAATTGGTAAAAGCACAATTACAGGGCAGGAAGATGATGCCGGTAGTCGTAATATTAATGGCGGGTCATTTGATAGAACTGGAATAACTGGCGTTGAATTTCATTTTCATAAATGGACGCAAATATATTTTCCAGATAAAATAGATAATGTTAAAATTTTATTGGGAAAAGATGGTAGAATTTGGAAGAGAAATTTACCGGATATCGATTTTTATCCTAATATCCGCAAAGAATATGCTAAAAAATATTTCAATATCATAATTTAAATAAATTAATCTATGCAAATGTTAATACACACAGAAGGTGACCTTAAAAAATTGCAAGGAAAATTTATCCTACAGATTAATATTGAAACTCCTGATATGCAATTGATGGATTTTAATTGGGATTTTGCAAAATCGAATAGGTTGCGATTAGTTTCTGGATTCAGTATTGTCGATTTATACGGATATAGAAACGACTTTAAAGATTTTGAAGCATTTAAGAATTTTTTCAATAAATATCTGTTTAATCATATGATACAGGTTGGTAAGACTGATGGTGGCAGATTCCACAGACTTCTCACAAATAAAGAGCTTTCTTATTTATTTGAAAAAATAAAATTGGAAAACTATTAATGTAATTTGTAAATGTAGATATTGGAATATTTGAAAATTGTATATTTATATTAAATGAGGTATATTTTATTATTGTTAGTATTATTTAGCTGTTCTCCTAGTTCAATTGAAATTGAAAATGGCACCAATCTATTAAATCAAAAATGGATTGAAGTAAACTACCCATATAATTCAATAATAGCAAATGATTCGATGATAATACAAACTGGATTTCCCTTAGTAAAAGGATTTGATATAAAATATACATTTTCTGATATTTATTATTGTAAATTTATTAATATACTTGGAAAAACGGATTCATTTACATTAAAGATATTAGATATTAATAATACTCAACTTACATTGCAATTGTATAATTATTATTTTCACCAAAATATAACATTTATTAAATGAGAACAGAGTTCACTTCATCTGATAAAATTTTAGTTACAAACTCAAATGGTACAACATATCGAGGAAATTTAAACCAATTTTTTAAATATATACATACCATGAGTGGGTCGAATTCTATAAATTCATCTCAAGATTATGTGATATCTACAAATAATATTAATAGGTTTGAAATTACTTCAACCGGTAACATCAATATGGGAACTTCTATAAGTATGCCAACTATACATATAGCTAGTACTAATACAATGGAAGGAGATAGAATTGGTATATTTACCAATAATCCAAGAACTCCTTTAGAAATAAATAGTAAAACTTCAGGGTCATCTGGTTTATCATTTACTTTATTTAATAGTGGCAGCACAAATTCCGTAGGTGCTCCGATTGGAGTTGATAAAGATGGAAATGTAGTTAAAGTATTCGAGCCAGTTAAAAAATACGTTGCTTTAATTGAGCAAGTTCCAGACGAATCTCCAACTGCTACAATATTATATAATACTTTAGATGGAACTCCTACCTGGAATCGAGATGATATGGGAGTTTATACATGTACATTAACAAATTCATTTCCATTAAATAAAACGTTTTTGTATGTACAACAACCATTTACACTAGATATTAAAATTCGGCGTAAAAATGATAATGTTATTGATATAAAAACGTTTGAACAGGGAACCGAACAAACCCCTAAAGAATTGGCTGACTTTGGGGCGCCAATTGCATTTACACCTACATGGAATTTCGGACAAGGGGACGGTACAATTAGATGTACAGGTGGCGGTTTTACTGAAGGTAGAACTGGTATTTCAATATTAGGTAGTGAATCAACTAATACAACTGCTACATGGATTAGTACTTCTGAAATATCATTGTCATCTTGGAATATGAATCCAGGGCAAACTATGATTAAAATACTAATTGAAATACGAATTTATAAGCAATAAAAGTAAAATAAATGATTACAATCAATTCAATAATATTTATAATAGCTATATTAAGCATTCCTATATTCTGGGGTTTATCGGATGGATATAGAATCAAAAATCCAGAATTATATGCGGGAACTTGGCATAAATTTAAATATGTTGTACACATTATGATTGGTATTTTAGTTTATGTTAATACTAATTTTTTAATTGCTTTTTGGTTTTCTATATATTTTTGGTTAATATTTGATATATGTGTTAATCTAGCTAGAGGGTTGCCGTTGCTTACTAAAGGAACTATTAACTTCTTTGACAGGTTATTCCCAACTGAAAAATCTCAACTAATTACAAAAATTATTTCATTGTTAGTAATTTCAATTCTAAATTTAATATTTTAAATATATTTTAATGCAAGTTACAATTTTAATACCAACTAGAAATGGTGCCGAATTTTTGGAATGGTCATATAACTCCATTCGTAAAAATCAAGGTAACCATGATGTTGAAATATTGATTTTCAATGATAATTCATATAAAGATAATACTAATGAATTATTACAAAGATTGAAGGAAAAAGATTCAAAGTTAACAGTATTTTCTAATACTGGAGAACGAAAAGGTATATCCGGTGCATATACATTCTTATCTAGACAAGTGAAAACAAAATATTTAATGCACTTCCATAATGATATGTATTTATGTGAGGGGTCATTAGATTTAATTGAAAAACAATTTATTGAACATGGTGAAAAAATTGCGGTATGTCTAACTAGAATTGAACATTCAATGGGATATCAACCCGGACCTGAAAAGATTATTTGGGATAACGCACCTCTTGAATTGGAAGATTGGAATGAAGAATTATTTATAAATGATTTGCCGAAACTTAAATCGAAATGGAATGATAACTATACTGGTGGACATTTTGCTCCATTTTGTATGAATACCGATGAATATCATTCACTTGGTGGGGTCGATGACGTAGTATTTCCACTCCAATCACGTGAAGATTCCGATTGGGCATTTAGATTAGTTTTAGCTGATTTTAAAACCATACAAATTCCAGCATTCGTATTTCATTTTGCATCTAGAGGGAATAGAAGAAACAAATATGAAACCAATACATTAATCGATAATCCAGAATGGGTTGAACATAATATCAAGGCGACACGGAATTTTATCCGAAAATGGGGTACACTAAATTTACATGACAAATATTTAAAACCTTATAAACCAAAACTATATAATATTGGAATCGTATTTGTAAATACTAAAATTTCAAAAGAAATTAAGGCATTACTCCAAATTATAGAATTATATTGTTCCGATATATACATAAAATCAAATATATGGTCGATACGTTCCAAGCAATCATATATTGAAACTGAACAGTCTAACACAATATTTGATTTAGATAGAAAAATACATTTATATTCAGAAGAAAATTCCAAAGATGTTAAGATTGATAACGATATTATAATAACAGTTAATGAAAATTTATTCGACGGTGGGGATATGAATATTATACAGAACATTAATGACATAATAACATCGATAATTGATAACGTAGGAAATAATCGGAAAACTAGTGTATATTATAAACTGGGAACAATGGCAATTGAAATTAAACCAACAGCAATTAATTTAGCTAATAAATTAATTCATAAAGATTCTTTATTTTTATCCAATAAATATTTGGTAGATTGAAATAATTAATGTATATTTACAGACTTATTTTAATAATTAAAAATTTAAGAACATGAGTCAATTATCAGATATGTGTATAATTCTTAAAGATAACCTTAAAAAATATCCAAATAATTACAAAATAGTAATTGACGTATTTACAGCCGTAATCGATGATGAAGGGTGGGAAGATTCAGATGTAATTCGTATGCTTCATCACAGTTTTGGAATTTCAAATGAAATAGATATTGAATTGCAACGCCGAATAGATGAAATGAAGAGTTTACCTTTCAGTTCATTCAAAAAAGTTTAGGCAAATTCAATTTATCATATATACTTATTAATAAAGAAGTTAATTATGTTTTATTTCGATAACGAGACTTTAATAGATTATTTGGAAACATACCAAAGATTGATGGTGTATGTTAACAAAGAATACATTACAATAACTAATATTGGTGATATTTCTGATACAGAATTTGGTGCTGGAATTGATGTTACTGGTAAAACTATTTCATTTTCATATAAAGAAATTGAAATGGTTAAAATAGGTTCAACGATATTTACATTGGATATGTTACAGAAATCAAAGGAGCCTAAAGACCAAGAACCAGAAAAAGATACAGAAAAAGAAGCTACCCCTAAAGAAGACGATAAAAAACAAAAGGAGTCAATTGAATATAATAATTTTATTAAAAACATTGATCGTTCTAGTCGGCATTATGGAACTACTGGAGCAGTTCAACTGGTATCAGAAAATATCGTCACATATAAGACGTATGTTGATGGGGATTATAGAAATATTACTGTTCCATTAAAATTCGTTGAAAAAATGGAAATTATTGAATTTAAGGGATAAAAATGAATTTATTATATTCAGTTATAACTGGCATTACTGATGACAAGAATGTTAAGATATCATCAAAAAGAGTTATATCGTTTCTATTGGTAACTACACTAATAGTAATTTCGTGTGCACATACATTTTATGGTAAATGTATAACTGAATACGTATTCAATGGATTAGTAGAATGTACTATATGGAGTATCGCATTTGTAAGCTCTGAATATTTAACTAAAGGTATTCCTAATTTATTAAGGGGGTCACGTACAACTCCTCCAATAGAACCAACTAATATGGACGTATAATGGCATGTGGTGATTGTAAAGATTCGAAATGGTCTATATATTTAACTGATAATGTTGATGTTAAGGTATTGACTAACATAATGATAAATGATATTCAATATACCAAATTTCAAACATCATTATTAATTGACGACATTATCAATAAAAAAACACCAGTATATACAGCAACACACACAGAAATATTAAATTTATCGGATGCTTTTATTCGGAATAAAATTAATATTGACATTAAGAAAGAAACTTATTATAAATAATCTAAAATTTTATGAAACAATTACCGATTTTTTTTATTCTTTTAATGTCATTGACATTAAATTCCCAAACTGTATTGAATGGTTCTTTTGAAAACTGCCTAGTTGATACATGTAAATATAACATAATCAATGATTCAGTACCAATTATATTACCAAATATATTTGGTTACGGAAATTCAGATGGCATTGATTTGTTAGTAAATGATTGTAATCCAATTTCTACTTCATTTGGTCAGAATTTTATTGCATTAGGCAGTAAACCACCAGCTCCGCCAAATTATACATTGCAATCGGATAAGATTAATCTTGAATTGAGTAAAGCATTGTCATTTAGTACAGTATATACCATTGAATTTTATGGTAGATATTATAATCCAAATCAAAATTCAAACCAAGATAATCCAATAATCGATTCATTATTAGTTGGATTTGCATCTGCAATTGGTTATGTTGAACCTGCTAGAAGATTAATAATGACTGATACCTGGACTAAATATACCGCTACATTCACATTACCTTTTGGGTATGGTTATACAAAATATCTAGGATTTCAAAATAGATCATTGAATTATCCAACATACAATCTGATTGATAATGTATCTATTAAAGTTGGCACACCAATAGTAGATATTGTTAATAAACCATATAAATTAGTGAGATTTGACAATAATCATATATATATTGATTGTATAAATATTATAGATGATATTACTATATATAATAGCATTGGACATTGTATTGAAAAAGATTCCTTTTATGATATAATATTTGACCAGCCAGGTATTTATATTATAACATTTGTAATTGATAGTAAATTATTTTCAGAAAAAGTTATAGTTTTTTAATTTATTTTTTGGAAAATTGAAAAAAATACTATATATTTGTAGAAAATTACAAAAGACGCGGGGTCGAGAAGAGGATATATATAAATAAAAATCGAACTCATACATACTTATTTGGAAAGGGGTGACAAATGAGTTCGATTTGTAAAAAGTGTTCAATAGAATTTAATTCAACAAAAGGTTTAATTAATTATTGTTCATTGACGTGTAGGAATAGCAGACTTCCAAATAATGTTACAACAAAAATAGTAAATTGTATCAAATGTAACAACGAAGTTAAGGTGGGAAAGCACGCTACACCCACTAAAATAGTATGTTTTATTTGTAAACATGACATACACCAAAAAAGAATATATAAATGTAATGTGTGTGGAGATTTTCACATGAAACATAAAAAAGTGGGGGCGTGTTTAAAAATGCAGCTTATACCGACTTTAATTAAATATTTTGGATTCAATTCTGTAACACTCGGTACATTAAATGTTCATTTAGAATATGAACGAATAAAGACGATTTTATTGAATGACTATTTTGATTTAAATTTAAGTACATTAGAAATAGGTAAAAAATATAATATAAACAATTCAGCAAATGTCAATAAAATATTAAAATCTTTAGGAATTGTTTGTAGAACATTAAGTCAATCTACAAGCCTAGCCGTAACAGAGGGGAGGTTAAATGGTGAACATAATAAATATCATACTGGATATCATACAACTTGGTCTGGAGAAATTATATTTTATAGAAGTGGTTATGAATTGGAATATGCTTTACACCTAGATGCTAATAAAGTAGAATATGAGGTTGAAAGTTTAAGAATAGAATATTGGGATACTCAATTAAATAAATACAGAATTTCAATACCGGATTTTTATTTACCAGAAACAAATACAATTGTAGAAATAAAATCATCATGGACTTACAATCAACAAAATTTAAAAGATAGGTTAATAGTTTATAAAAAAATGGGGTATGACTTTAAATTAATTCTAAATAAACAAGAAATGTGTATTGATGTATAAAGTCACACATTCGAATCCTACCCCCACGTCTTTTTTAAAAATAAATACAAATATGTTTGGAAATATGAATAATTTTACTTATATTGTCATTAAATAAAAATTAATTTTATGATAATAGCAATTTCAGGAAAAAAATTCTCAGGAAAAGATACAGTTGCAAGAATTTTGCAATATTACACTATCCCCCAAGAATCCAGAACCATTTCAATAACAGAATGGTTAGAATTGGATTTAGTGTATGAACCAAAAGTCACTGATAAATTCATTCCAAAAAAACAATTCGCATCCAAACTAAAAGAAATATCGGCATATTTGCTTAATGTGAATGTTGAAAACTTTGAAGATTTTTCTTTTAAATCCTCTGAAATTAATCCAGCTATATGGAGTGTTTATAGAGTTACCTATTCTGATAGGTTGAAAACACATAATGAATTATTTAATAATTTTCAAGATGCATATGATTTCTTCACTCAATGTTGCAACATGGAATATGAGTGTCAAGAGCCAGTTAAACATGTATTAACCTACAGAGATTTTTTAATTTTATCTGGTACAAACGGATTTCGAAACTGCGTTCACCCAGATGTTTGGGTATATTCTTTGTTCACTGATTATAAGCATGGTGATAATTGGATTATAAGTGATCTACGTTTTAAAAATGAATTGGAATTTGTTAAAAGTATGCCATCTTTTTTAATTCGAGTAAATAGAGAAAACACTGATGCTAGTGATAATATTACTGAAATAGATTTGGATAATTCAATGCACCAATTTAATTGCATTATTGATAATAATAATACAATTGAAGATTTGGATTTACAAATTCAATCTCTTATAAAAAATTCACCGGAACTTATCGATTTATTTTATGTATAATCCCAATTCGAAATTATTTATGACTGGATTTTTATATGTATTCGGTGTTGCATGTAATACGTATTTAATTGCCAAGGTATTCTATGTAGGAATTTTTTTTACAGCATTTATATTGAATTGGTTATGGACATCTAACATTAAGAAAGTCAATGTAAGTGATTCAATTGGTAGATTTTATTATTCGCTGGGGGCGGCGGTTGGCTCAATTAGTGGTGTATTTCTAATTAAAAATATTTTAAAACTATGGAACATCTAGATAAAGTTAACATATATAATACTATAGATAAATTATTTGAAGAAGGTATCCATATTAATTATTGGTATATTTCTACAAAAAGAGAATGGACTGGTGATATTCGTTATGCTCATTCAAATTATATTATGTATAAATTAAAATATACGAATTCCGATAAATATATTATATTAAATGATTTAATTAATATGTACAATGCAAATCAAAAGAGTATTAATCGCAGGTAGTCGTGAATTTAGTGATATTTCCCTATTTTCCACGTATCTAAACAAATATCTAGCAGAACATACACTAACTGATTACTCTAAAATAAAATTAGTGTCCGGGGGAGCCAGAGGGGCTGATACACTTGCAGAAAATTTTGCTAAATTGAATAATATCGAGATTCAGATATTTAAACCTGATTGGAGTGTCGGTAAATTTGCTGGGATAGTCCGAAATAAGGAAATGTCCGAAAATTGTGATATAGCTCTAATATTCTGGGATGGGAAATCCAAAGGAACGGAAAATATGATTTCTTTACTTAATAAAAAAAATATACCAACACAAATTAAATATATCTCGGCAGATGGGAAAAGATAGAGTTATAAGAGAAGATAGAAAAAAAGAAAAACCTAGAAAACAGAAAGAACGTCCAGTTGAATTAATTGATGTCCAAAAATTTTACGATGGAATTGTTTGTGGGCATAAGGCATGTGGAAATAAAAAAACACAATGCCCAGAATGTCACAGAATTAATGCAATTGGTAATGTTGAATTAATTCAAAGAATTGGATTTGTACATTTAGAAAGACTTAATAAATTTAACATAGATGAATTTCTCCAATTCCCAGAAAACATACGCAAGAATAAAACATTACAAATTTATTATACATATTAAATTAAATGGCTACTACTAAATTATCAACCAATATCGTTAATCAACCCGATTTGTTGCGGTATTTACACCAAAATTTCACACTAAAAGAAATGTATTCTGCACCCGACACACTTTATAAGACATTTCAAATTAATGGTAGAGATTTACCCAACGATGACACTGAAATAATATTGTTCTTTCAAATAGATTTAAATAATAAGATAACATCCAGATGGATTGAATCTACAACTAATTAACTATGTTAGAATTGATTAATTCACTAAATTATTCTAAAACACTTTATATAATATTATCAGTTTATAGTATAGTGACTATATTGACTGAATCCTCTTTGTTTTTACCTTTCCGTAATTTCTTAACATTTATGCGGAAATATTTTATACAGTTGGAAACGAAACCATATAGAATAATAATCAGTATTTTTGGTTTATTATTATTTTCATTTATGGAAACTTTATTTAGTTGTGTATTGTGTATGTCCGTTTGGGTTTCATATTTCACATCTAGATACTTTTTAAATGTATATGATTTTTATAATAATTTCTATGATGCAATGTATCTAACTGCAATGGTGTGGTTTATACATATTATGGAAGAAAAAATTACAGGAAAATAACATATGCCATTATGGTTTAATAAAGCACTTAACCTCACGGAAGAAGAAATTAGATTAGCCATGCAAAATTCATTATCGAATGCTGAGGCTGCTAGATTTTGTGGTTGTCATTTACAAACGTATCGGAGATATGCTAAAAGGTATATCGATAAAGATACCGGTAAAACATTATATGATTTACATAACAACCCCTCCGGAAAAGGTGTACGTAAAATGAGTTTTCATAGAAATCCTGATTACAAGGGGCGAAGACCTTTCCATACAGTTAGTATCTATGATATACTAGATGGCAAACATCCAACTTATGATAAAAGGAAATTCGCACAACGTTTGATTGAAGAATTACTATTACCGGAATGTTGTGATATTTGTAAATTCGACGAACGCAGAATTACAGATTATCAAGTGCCATTAGTATTGATATGGAAAGATGGGAATCTTCAAAATCATAAATTGGATAATCTACAATTTATATGTTATAATTGTTATTTCTTAACTTTTTCAGATGTTAAGACTAAGACATTCAGTGCTAATTTTTTAGGATTTGTTAAATAAATGGATACATATTGTAAATTTTTAGAGGAGAACGTTCCAACTGTATCAACGGATATGTTTATAATTTGGAGTTCATTAATTAATTCGGTATATTTCCATCGGGAAATTGGTTTATATACTGATAATGAACGTCTTAATAAATTATTGCAAGCCGCTGAAAAATATAATGTTATAGTTCCAAATAAAAATATTGAAAATGTTATAGAAATGTTTAAAAAAATTTGGAATATACAAAATTAATTTTTACTTTTGTTGAAAATTAAAATGTATGCAACAATATTTAACAGATATACCACAATTCGTCGAGGAATATGGTATGTGCAAAACTTTGGCGGTAAGATATGACGTTATTCACGTTAAACATATTTTTACTGAAATTTTCACTAGAAAAACAATTGATATTGATACTTTATTGAATAGTGTTAATATGAATTTATTTTCGTATATGGAATACATGACTCATAGATTGAGACATATTCATTATTTTTCTAGAGACTATAAACAACCATTTAATGATATTGTTAAGACTGACAGAAGTTCTTTCTTTTCATGTATTAGTGTTAATAAAGGTTTAAATGACGTGGCGTGCTTAGATTTTGATGGGACTGTTAATTCTAAAAATTTCAGGAATTTATATGAATTGACTTGTGCACGTATAAAGACATATATAGTAACCGCAAATCCTACTGTGACTGAAGAATGGTTCATTAAAAATCAATTACCAGTGCCGGATAAGATTTTTGCATGTAAAGGAAAATTGGCTAAGATTAACACATTATTAGATATTAATAAGAAGCATAGTCATGTTTATTTTGTTGATAACGAATCTAAATATCTTGACATTACATGGATATTTGGGATATATACATTTGAATATCGCAATAATAAAATATATGCTTATACTAAAAAAACAAAATAATTATGAAAGAGCAGGATAATGTTGATGTACAATATATGCTAAATGATTTATATAAATCTTTAGGAGTACTATCATATCAAATTAAATATAATAAAGAACAGTTGTTACAACTTAAAAAAAGTTTTGAGAAAACATGTCATGATATCAATGAATGTCAAACTTTATTAAATCAGAAATAAATTAACATGGAAAATACAATCAATTCTGATGAGCCTGTATGGGGTAAAACCAAACTTGGTATATCAATTAATGCAGCTGGTGAAATATATCCAACTGGAATTAGAAGACGTTTAGCGACATATCTAAATGGTGTATTACAATTAGATAGTAATATTAAACCAACAATATCTAATGAAGATTGGGTGAAATACCAATCTATAGAAGTGACTAAATTAGAAGCATTGAATATTGTATATAAATTGATAAATCAATAATTAATGTATAAACAAATCAATATAGAATCAAGTTATCGTGATAATGACATTGGAAAAGTCATTTATGATACTGTTATGCAGTATAAACCTAAAAAAATTGTAGAATTTGGTAGTTTATATGGGTACAGTACAATTGCTATGGCAATGGCATTGCAAGATTTGAATAATGGCGGGCATATAATTAGCTATGATTTATGGGATGATTATCAATATAAACATTCTAATATTTCTGAAACTCAAAAAAATATTGATTTATATAATGTGTCGGATATAGTGACATTGTCATATGGTGAATATAATTCTTGGTTGGCTAATCCAGAAGAATTTGATTTATTGCATTTAGATATTTCCAATACTGGCCCAATTATTTTTAAGACATTTTTTAAGTTACTTGAACATATTAATAATGGGGCGATTATAATATTTGAAGGTGGGTCTATTGAAAGAGACCATGTCGAGTGGATGACTAAATTTAATAAAATTCCAATCACTCAATTTAAAAATCAAGTCGGCTACACTTTATTAACTAACAAATTTCCTAGTTTATCAATTATTAAAAAAAATAATTTAGAAATAATTACTGAAAAATTTGGAATATTAAATAGATGACTTTAACTTTGTGTTATTATTTTAAACAATTAAAATTTTAACAAAATGTCAAATTTAAAAGAGTTTTATTCAAACCTATCAGTAGAAAACATTAGCACAAGCACACCATCAAAAGAAATGAGTAAATCGTATCAAGTTTTTGATAGTGGCAAATTAGTTGACTCTATTATTAGTACTAAAGATGTTGACGGCAACTCATTATTTCAAGTTCGGGAAATTAAAATGAGAAAAACACGAAAAGGCAATGCACATCTAACACTTCGTGGAGTTCATATGATAAGATTAGTAGCCATTAAACCAATGGTAATAAATGGAGATACGGTATATCCAGAAATGGTAATTTATAACTCATATGATGGTTCGAGTGCATTGAATGTACATATGGGGGTATTTAGATCTGTATGTTCAAATGGACTTATAGTTGCCGCCCATGATTTTGGTACATTTAAAATTCGACACATTGGAACGGAGGAGCAACAAGCATTAGAATTAGTGTTACAATTTTCAGAGAAATGTGATGAAATTATTAAAATACAGAGTAAACTCCATAATACTATATTAACCAACGAACAAAAAATAAAATTAGCTAAACAAGCAGCAACTCTTAGGTATGAAACGCCATTAACTGACAATCAAGCTATTGCGTTTTTAGAACCTACTAGAACTGAAGATGTTGGAATGGATATGTGGTCTGTTTATAATGTAATTCAAGAAAAAGTTTTAGGTGGTGGTTACAAAATTGAAGGGTTGAATAAGAAAACCACTAAACCTATCATTCGAGCCAAAGAAGATTTAAAATTAAATAAAAAATTATTTGAAATGATTTGGAATTATACGGATGAGGTGCTAGAAACTGTGGGTAATTCATTTCAAGATGTGACAACAGAATTAGCACAGGCACAATTATTTCAGGAAATTGATGAAAAAGTTGATGTACCGATTAAATTAAGAGATTCGAAGGGACGATTCATAAAGCAAACACAAGCAGTTAACTAATTAATAACATTCACAAGCAGCCTTGTATCACGTTACGAGGCTGTTTTTTTAATTAATAACATGAAAAATAATTCAGTTAAACAGAAATTAATTCTTGCTTTAAATAACCCTACCTGGAAAAAACATTCTATTGGCGATGTATATTTAATGGATGGGAAGGAAACAGAGTGGAAAATAGCGTATTATCCAATTTTTTCCAATGGCAAAACACAAGCAGAATATTCAGAGCCAAGGGCTTTAGTTGAAACTCCGATGTTAAACGGCACTGATTTCAGAGAAATTCCGTTATGGTATTTAACTAGAAAAGAAAATGGATAATATAATTAAAATTTGGTTGTTTAGTGATACACATGGCAATCATTCACAGTTAAATGTACCGAACGTTGATATGGCAATTCATGCAGGTGATTCTACAAACTTTAAAGGTAATATGAATTACCACGAAGCTGAAAATTTTTACGAGTGGTACAAAAGTTTGAAAATTAAGACTAAATTGTTAATAGGTGGAAACCATGATTATTCTTTATATACTAGATATCACGATTTAAATATGTATAAAGAATTTACATATTTAGAAGAACAAACATATAAATTTGGAAAGAATATTATATATGGAACACCATACACCCCCGCATTCAATTCTTGGTATTTTATGACGACAGAAGAACAAGAATTTGAACATGTTAAAAGAATACCACCTTGTGATATTTTAATTACACATGGGCCTCCCAAATTTATTTTAGATACAGTTCAACTCAAGAATCCTGCTGGAATGTATAAGCATGCAGGTAGTATCGATTTATACCACCGAGTTAAAAAATTAAATCCAAAATTACATGTCTTTGGGCATATACATAATTCCGTTGGTAATAAATATCCTGAAAATAATGGAGTATTTTTCAATGGTAAAACTTATTTTGTAAATGCTTCTTGCTGTTCCGATGGTAATATGTCCAAAATATCCAGTCACGGATGGATTTGTACATACGATTTAATAAATAAAAAGGTAATTGAAATTTTTAAAAATTAAAATTCGGATACATTATGGATAACGAAACAGTAAAAGTGATTGAAAACGAGGATGGCTATGAAATTGTCGTACAACATAATAAAACGAGTTCTTATGGAATGAAGTTACCTAAAAATGTTTATGAACAATTACGTTCACATTTCAATGATAAACACTTTATTTGTGATAATTGTGGTATAAGTGAAGCTATGTATGCTACTAATGTTGGTAAATACTGTATGGCATGTAAACCATTCTAAATTTAAAAATAAATTAACATGAATGAAAAAACTAATAATTAAAATAATTACAATAATTAAACAATTATTTTGTCAACATAAAAATAAGAAATTGGAGTTTTTATGTCATCCGGACAGGTATATAGTTGAACGTTGTATTAATTGTGGAAAAGAAATTTGGAGTGATATTTAAAAATTAAAAAATAATTAAAACTATGACTATTACATTATTTGTTGAACCGAAATCATTAATGATTTTTTCACAAGTTACTAAAATTTTGAGTGGATTAGATTTAGAAAATAACTATACCTTTAATCCAAGTGATTTAGTATTTAGTGAAGCTATGATATCCAAATCGATTTGGATAAATATGGATATTGCTGAATATTATAAGCTTAAATACTGTATCGGTAAATTATCCAGTAAATAAAAATGAACTGTATGAAAAAATGCATTAGCATTAAAATATTAAATTGTTTTTTTGTATTAAATAATATTTCTTGTTCAGTTTTATTCTTAGGATGAGAACTTTTAAATAAATTTTATTGAATTGTGATTACCATCAAGTACAACCAATATTTACAATATAATTATATTTGTGATTATTGATTTAAATTTAAACTAATTTAATATTACAAAAAACATTGAAGAACGAAAAATTAACTAGGAAAGAAATCATAGATACCCGCCTAAAACTTGCAGGTTGGAATGTTAATGGTCGATCTCAAGTAATTGAAGTGTTTGATGCAAATATATTTCAGGTAGCAGTTAAATCTTATGCTTGGAAATAGTATATCAACTATGTAATTATAAAGTAAAAATTGTAAATAGCAATAAACTTTTATATATCAAATTAGGAATTTAACCACAAGAATAAAAAAAATATAAAATGACAAGTACAATACAAAGAGCAGAATTACAAGCCAAAATTTGGAGAATAGCCAACGATGTTCGAGGCTCAGTGGATGGTTGGGACTTTAAACAGTTTGTCTTAGGAACGCTGTTCTATCGCTTTATTAGTGAAAACTTCACCAATTATATTGAAGGTGGAGATGAAAGTGTTGACTATGCAAACTACCTAGATAAAGACATTTCACCTGAGATAAAGGACGATGCAATCAAAACAAAAGGTTATTTTATTTACCCAAGTCAATTATTTGTGAATGTTGCCAAAACAGCTAATACCAACCCGAATCTGAATACTGACTTAAAAGCTATTTTTGATGCTATTGAAAGTTCTGCTAATGGTTATCCATCCGAATCAGATATAAAGGGATTGTTTGCCGACTTTGATACTACAAGTACTCGTCTTGGTAACACAGTTGAGAACAAAAACAGCCGTTTAGCTGCTGTTTTGAAGGGAGTTGATGAACTGAATTTCGGCAATTTTGAAGACAATCAAATAGACCTTTTTGGTGATGCTTATGAGTTTTTGATTTCCAATTATGCAGCCAATGCAGGTAAATCGGGTGGAGAATTTTTTACACCACAGCATGTATCTAAACTCATTGCCCAATTAGCCATGCACAAACAAGAGAAAGTAAATAAGATATACGACCCTGCAGCGGGTTCAGGCTCTTTACTATTGCAAGCCAAAAAGCATTTCGATAATCATATTATAGAAGAGGGTTTTTATGGGCAGGAAGTAAACCACACTACTTACAACCTAGCTCGAATGAACATGTTTTTGCACAACATCAATTATGATAAGTTTAATATTGCCCTTGGTGATACCCTCTTAGACCCTCATTTTGGCGATGAAAAACCTTTTGATGCCATTGTTTCTAATCCTCCTTACTCTATTAACTGGATTGGAGATGGTGACCCAACATTAATTAATGACGACCGTTTTGCTCCTGCTGGAGTTTTAGCCCCTAAATCAAAAGCAGATTTTGCTTTTGTGTTACATGCCCTAAGTTATTTATCCAGTAAAGGTAGAGCAGCCATTGTCTGTTTCCCTGGTATCTTTTATCGTGGGGGTGCTGAGCAGAAGATTAGAAAATATTTGGTGGATAACAACTTTGTGGAAACTATTATTTCGGTAGCTCCAAATTTGTTTTATGGTACTTCCATAGCTGTTACGCTACTAGTACTATCTAAAAAGAAAACCAATAATAAAATACAGTTTATTGATGCTAGTGGCGAAGACTTTTTTAAAAAAGTAACCAACAATAATGTGCTAACAGATGACCATATTGAAAAGATTATGGACATTTTTGATAAAAAAGAAACTGTGCCTCATGTGGCGGTAAGTATAGAAAGTTCAAAAATAGCCGAAAACGACTACAACCTTTCGGTAAGCAGTTATGTAACCGCAAAAGACAACAGAGAGCAAGTAGATATTACTAAACTAAATGCTGAGATATCCAAAACAGTAGAGAATATAAATGCACTGCGAAGTAACATTGATAAAATAATTATGGAAATTGAAGGGTAATGATTTCAAAAAACTAACTTGGATAATATGGCAAAAATTAATGTAAAAGACTCAGAAATTACAATAATAACAGTTGCTGAAAAGGATTATATTTCATTAACTGATATGGCAAATGCAAAAGAAAGCGAAAGCCGGGCAGCCGATATTATAAAGAATTGGCTAAGAACTAGATATGCCATTGAGTTTCTAAGTGTTTGGGAACAAATTAATAACCCCAATTTTAAAGTGGTGGAATCTGACCACTTTAAAATGCAGGCAGGATTGCCAAGCTTTGTGCTTAGTGTTTCAGAATGGGTTGAAAAAACCAATGCAGTTGGCTTAATTGTAAAAAAAGGAAAATATGGCGGTACTTATGCTCATAAAGATATTGCATTTGAATTTGGTTCGGCTATTAGTGTTCCATTTAAGTTATATTTAATTAACGAATTTCAACGCTTAAAAGAAGAAGAGCAAAAACAATTGGGCTGGAATGCTAAACGTGAATTGGCAAAAATAAATTACCACATCCACACCGATGCCATTAAACAAAATCTTATACCACAGAAATTAACAGCTCTGCAAATATCATTGGTATATGCCACCGAAGCCGATGTGTTAAATGTGGCGTTATTTGGAATGACAGCCCAAGAATGGAAAAATAAAAGCCCAGAACTGAAAGGCAACCAACGGGATTACGCTACTATAAATCAACTCATTTGCCTTTCTAACTTAGAAAATCTAAATGCGGTATTTATTAACGAAAACATACCTCAAGCAGAACGATTATTAAAACTTAATCAAAATGCCATACAACAAATGAGCATCCTGCAAGAAGTAGAAAAACGCCATTTATTAAAACAGAACGACAATGAATAGCAACATAAAATTTTTAGATAAATTATTACAAGGCGTTAAGGTGGAGTGGAAGACTTTGGGGGAAGTGTGTTATTATATTATTTCAGGAAAGAATAAAATTAGAGATGACTCAGGATTATACCCAATTTTTGGATCAACAGGAATAATTGGTAGAACTACTAATAAAGTATATGAACATGAACATATTTTAGTTGCAAGAGTTGGTGCTAATGCTGGCTATGTGCATATTGCACAAGGACAGTATGATGTTTCTGACAACACATTAATCGTTCAAAATAAAGAACAGTTAATCTTGAGATACTTGTATTATCTATTAGTGAACATGAATTTGAATCAGTTTGCTCAAGGTGCGGGTCAACCACTTATTACAGCAGGTCAATTAAAATCATTATCAATCCCCATACCACCACTCACCATTCAAAAAATCATTATCAATCCCCATACCACCACTCACCATTCAAAAAGAAATCGTTCGGATTTTAGATATATTTACAGATCTTGCATCAAAGCTTACAGCTGAACTTAAAGTTGAACTTACAGCTCGTAAACAGCAGTATAATTATTATCGGGAGCAGTTGTTGAGATTTAAAAAAGACGATGTAGAGTGGAAAGCCTTGGAAAGCTTGGCGGAAAATTTAGACTCAATGAGAAAACCAGTAACAAGTGGGTTAAGAGAAATAGGTGATATTCCCTACTATGGAGCTTCTGGTATTGTAGATTATGTTAAAGATTACTTATTCGATGGCGATTTCTTATTAGTTTCTGAAGATGGTGCAAATTTAGTTGCAAGAAACACACCAATCGCTTTCAGTGTAAGTGGCAAAAGTTGGGTGAATAATCATGCTCATGTATTGAAGTTTGAAACTTATGCCGAAAGGAGATTTGTTGAATACTATTTGAATAGCATTGATTTGACTCCATATATTTCAGGTGCTGCACAACCTAAATTAAATCAGAAAAATTTAAACAGCATTAAAATTCCAAATCCATCACTAGAGGAAAAAATAAAAATCGTTTCCATCCTTGATAAATTCGATACACTTACCACTTCCATTAGTGAAGGTTTGCCAAAAGAAATTGAGTTGAGGAAAAAGCAGTATGAGTATTATAGGGATTTATTATTAACATTTCCTTTGTCTGAATCAGGATTTACAAGATTAAAGGATGATAGGATTAAAGGATGAAGCGGATTTTTTTAATAATCTTGTAAATCATAGAATCCTAATAATCATGATTCCGACAATTAAAGGATAAAGAGGATTTTAATAAATCAGGAAAATCCCAAAGTCATATTTCATTTGGTGGCACAACCCATCGTTACATCAGCAGTTCGTCATCCCTTCTAAAGTTCATAATACTTTAGGTAATGGCTTTCAAGAAGTGATTTATCAAAGATGTTTAGCTATTGAATTAGAAAGAGCAGGCTTAAGTTTTGGCAGAGAGGTAGAACAAGTAATATTTTATGATGGAATTGAGGTAGGGACAAGAAGGGCTGACTTTGTTGTAGAAAATAAGGTGATAGTTGAATTAAAAGCTTTGATAAATTTAGAAGATGTTCATTTGGCACAAGCCAAAAATTATGTGGTTGCCTATGATTTTTCTATTGGCTTACTCATAAATTTTGGTGCAACAAGTTTGCAATTCAAAAAAGTTTTTAACCCAAAACTAAATCCTGCAAATTCTAAAAACATATAAATCCAGATTCAGACAATTAAAATGTAAACAAGATGGCAACATATAAAACTATAGCAGAATCAAACAATTTCATTGTATTGGATAATTATATTAAAGATTCAGTTGTGAAAGACCCCCCTGCTGCCTACCAAACTGAGGCTGCTTTGGAGAAAGAATTTATTGAAGACCTCATCAATCAAGGCTATGAAAATCCAATCAATCTAAATACTCCTGAAGCGATGTTGGCGAACATTAGATTCCTATCGCAATCACTAAAATTACTATTATGAAAGGCATCAATACAAAAGAAATAACCAGATGGAAAACTTATACGGATTCATTTGGCTTTGTAAGTGATACGGTATATTGGGCTGAATTCTCTCGAGGAACTGTATATAGGAGAATGCTCTCCGATAAAACATTGTACTATCAATTCTTTTTAGATAATTCAGAGGAAGTTGAGGAAGTGAAGAATGCCTTTAAAGAACAGGTGTCGTATAGTGAATTTGGATTTCACGGTGAGAATTACATTCGTGTATATCGACTAGATATATTCAATGCGGTATTGGAATTATTAAAATTAGAAATAAAGTGGTAGATACAACAAACTCGATTAAAATGAAACAAAAATTTAAATCCCCAAAAACTTCATTACAAAATGTCATTTCATTTACTTGTTCAGATGATGCAGTAAAACCTTTACTTGAATTATTTTTAAAACTTGAAACTCTTGGACAAATGGGATGTAGTAGAGAATTAACTATTGATTGGGATGGGGACGGTAGGGATAGGCTCGATAATATTTCAGTAAATGGATTAACATTAGACGGGTGGGACAGTGAATTTGAAAGACTAAAAAAATGTTAAAAATGAAAAATCCTTTTTTAGAATCCCCAAATCCAGCAAAAATAATAAGTCAATTTACTGCATATGATGTAAGTTGGAAATGTCAAAAAGGGCATATTAATTTCCAAACTATTTTAAGTTTAGGATCTCAAAACGATATATGCCTTACATGTGGTAAACATTATTCATATAACGTTGAAGATGTAGTTGAAACGGGGGCACATGCTAACATAAAATAAGTTGCATAGTACTACGTTAATGTAAAATAAGTTGCATAGGAACAGAAATTTTTGCGTATGTAAAAATGGGTATTACCGCTACTAATATATATAGTGTATTTACTAAAAAACAGTAATATAGGGGGTGTACTACCTTATTCTAGTACTTCCTAGTACCCACCCTTCTTATTTACTAGGTATATACTACCCACTCACCTTAGTTAGTTATACACTTAACCCACCCTACTTACTTAAAATAATGGCATTAATGCTTGGATATATGAATCAATCAATATAACTTTGTGGTATTAATTAAAACAATTAAATATATATTACAATGGATGTTTCAATGTTAATCAATCAGCAAACCAAATTATTTACTGGAGACTCATATGATAAATATATACCGGCATCTCCAGATAATATGAATAAGTTATCTGAATTAATTAAGGAGTTTAAACCTAGAGTGGATACTCGTAGATATTCATATTTAATTAAACAAAGATTATTCTTTGATGATTGTATTATTACATATACTATTACAAAGGCTGGAAGAAGTTGGTTGGAGTTAGATATGTATCAAACAAAATTAATTTAAAAATATTCTCCAAATAATTTGGAAGATTGAATCAGTCATTGTAACTTTACAGTATTATTTAAAAACAATTAAAAT